AACGAGGAAGCCCTTGCTGGGCTAATCAAGGCTCATATCTTCGGGGCTGAGCTTGCTAATCAAGCCGACGATGAGGAAGTTCCGCGTGTGAAGCTCTCTGAGAGTTCTCGAAAGGCTGTAGCGACCCTTCGTCAGGACGCCGAAAAAGCACTTCAAGATTCCAAGAACAACCTCTCCCAACCTCTGATTGGTGGTGGAGCACAGAGCATAAATACCGCCATTGCTCCGGTCATCCAGAATCCAGCAAAGACGAAGGCGGCAACCGCATGGGCCGTCAATGCAGCGTCTAACTCAGCCGTGGCGAAGATTGCACGAGAGCGAGGGGATAAACTTTATTGGGTATCGGAGCGCGATTCCTGTGTAACATGTACAGCACTCAATGGTGAAGAAGCTTCCGGTGGTCAGTTCCCACATGAGAAGACTTTCGGGGCTAAGCCGATGGCGGTCTACAAGGATCACCTTCCCCATCCGCCGAGACATCCGCACTGTCGTTGCCATGTGGAGATCAATCTTTCAGCGGATTACGTTGCAGCCTTGAAACGAGAAGCCCTACGCTCCATCCTACGAGGCATGCATATGCCCAGTGAATCGGAGAAGGTGCGCCTCGATGCGGCCAAGCGTCTTCTGGCCCAGAATCCTGATATGCCAGCCAGTGTACAGAAGTATGCTGCCAGATCAATCAAGAAAGGCTCATTCAATGGGTAGATATGCAGCAAAGGTTGAAAAGAAGAATCCGTTCTCTATCTTTTACAGCCCCGAGTTTCGCAAGTTTCAAATGATAGTAATCGGTGTTCTAGTGGCTGCTGCTACGGCAGGTCTCCTGCCAGCGACAGTCTCCGTATGGGTACTACTGATCGTAAGTGTGCTGACATCCGTGGGAGTCTATAAGGTTCCCAATAAGCCAACGGAGGTATATGTACAGCCCCTAGGAACTCCTCTGGAGAAGGCCGACGTGGTTGTGAACACTCCGGAGCCAAAGGTAGATACCATTATTCGTGGTGACGTTAAAGGTTAAGCTTTGACAAACGCCTTCTGGGAGTATGGTATACTAGAAGAGTTGAGAAAACAACTCCCAGAAGGAACACCACATGGTTATCGCACTTTCAATCCTCATCGTTGGACTATTCATCCTCTGTTACAAGACCATACATGACATCCACGAGTCAGTTGTCATAGCTCTCAGATGGAATCCAGATGCAAAAATCAGTAGAGTATCCCGACTAGCATATAACTTTATTGAGTCGCGAAAGTGACCGCACATACCTTATAGTATGATACAATAGAGTAGATCGCAAAGACCGCGAGGGTCAATGCATTAACGAAAGAAACTTGAATGTCTGAATCAACAGCAGCAACACTGGCCTCCCGTATAGCTGGAGGAGACACCGCCCCCAACACTACTGACCCTATCGTGGACGAGGAAGTAAGTCAAGAGGAAGAAATTGACGAGACTCCTGTAGAAGACACCACGGAAGAGACCGAAGAACAGGAACCCGAGAAGGAAGCGGAAGAACTTCCTGATGCGGTAAAGGAGATCCTGAAGAAGAACCGCAAGGCCGTACGTGAAGCAGAGGCTCGCGCCCTTGCAGCAGAGAAGGCACTAGCAGCCAAGGAGTCTGGCAAGGAAGAGGCCACTCCATCCGAAGCAGATACAAAGTTCAAAGAACTTTATCTGAATTCCGCAGCCAAGGCAGCACTTGTTGAGGCGGGAATTACCACAGGCACCGACCGATTCCTGAAGATGCTTGATCTTTCTTCAGTTGAGGTTGATGATTCCGGAGCCATCTCCGGTCTAGAGGACCAAATTGCAGACCTCAAAGAGGACTTCAAGGATGTTCTTTCCCCGAAGACCGTCAAGAAATCCACCGGAAATGTGGATGGATCACGACGTGTCCCTGTATCCGTTCCGAAAACCTCAGCAGAACTACTTGCTTCTCGGCTCGGATAGCGTAAATAACAAATTCCATATGGTATAATAACCCTATGGGATGCCTCAAGACCGAGATGGTGTAGGCGAATAAACCAAATAACGGTAGCTTTGCCTACCATCTCTAGATCTTTTTATCATTCCTAACGAAAGGCTGGCCGAAAATGGCTCGCGTTGATCTCTCCGTCTGGATTCCTGAAGAGCAGGGTTCCAACGTTCTTAAAACTATCGCACTAGGTTCCGCAGTTGAAGCACTTGCTACTCGCGAGAACATGACCTCCGACACCAAGGCTGTCCCTGTACAGAACGGTGTTTCCGTAGCAGTTGTAGCCAAGGGAGCAGCTTACGGCGAAGACGTTACCGCTGATGGCGAACTGATCCTTCAGGCTCGCAAGTTTGGTACCGCTGTCCGTATGGCTGATGAAGACCTCAAGGATGCACCAGCCAACATCATCGCAGCCAAGCAGGAAGAGTGGGCAAAGTCGTACGCTACTCTCATTGACAACGCTTGCCTCGGTACCTCTGCTGTTGCCAACGGTACGACCGTCCCGTTCAACTCCGTCTTCTATCGTCTGACTCAGACCGATGCAACGAATGGCTATACAGCCAACGCTAACATCGTTACAGTTGCAACAGGCGTTGCACCTGCTTATGATGACTTCTCCGCTCTGATCTCCAAGGTCGAAGCCGGTAACGCTTTCGGTGATCTCGTTATCATCGCTCACCCTACCTTCAAGCAGTACCTCCGTCAGGTAAAGGACACAGCCGGTAACCCGATCTTTGTTCAGGGTCTTGCTGGTACTCCTGACACTATCTTCGGCTACGAGATCGTCTGGAGCCGTGGTGCACGTAAGCACGCTACCGCCTCGTCCGCTCCTACAGGTAACGCCCTGATGTTCGCTATCTCCAAGGAATACCTTCTTCTTGGTACTCGCTCCGGTCCTGAGTCCGCTCTTGCTGGTGCTGACAGTGGCGCTGCATTCCTTACCGATGAAGCTCTGCTCAAGATGCGTGCACGCCGCGCATTCCAGCTTGGCAACCCACAGGCAGCAGCCGTAATCGACAAGACCCCGTAGTAACCAGCTAGCCCCTGACCTTCGGGTTAGGGGCTAGCCCCTGAATTCCGGATGGTGGGTTGAGTTTCTTCTTCCCTCTGTACTCCCCACCATCCGGTGTATAATGGTACCTCCCATTACCCCAGCCAAAGGAGCCAATTTATGGTGGCGAAAGCAACTGGAACAAACAAGACAACCCCTCAAGCTCGTGAAGACGCAGACAAGAATACCTTTTCCAAGGAATTTCTCGTCTGGGTTGATGACTCTTCCAATGTACCGGACGAAATCGTAGAAGTCAACAAACCTTCTGTGGTTCAGGAGGCAGAGCAGCGAGGTCTTCGTGCAAACGGAGAACCCAAGCTCGAATCCAAAGAACCCAAAGGTGACCACAGCGTCCTCCTGACTTATATCCTCGCAGTGAAATCCGCTGACGAGACCAAGTAACTTTCAAAATGAAGGAATCCCCGCTGCTGAATAATCAGCGGTGGGGATTCTTCTTTACCAAACACTTCTAAACAAAGGATGGCAGCATGTCGCTACTACCAGATAACGTAGAATATGGTATTGTCTCTGGTCAGTTCCTCGTGCCACAGACCAATGCCACAAATTCTATCCCAGTAACCGGATCGGTGATCTTCACTCCTTCAACTGATGTCCTTCTGGATGTCTCTGCCTCACCCAACCCTGTAGCCATCCTGAAAGCACCCATAGTCTGTACGATAGATAATAATGGGTACATTACCGACCCGAGTACCAATACAACTAACGTATCCCTCGTAGCCACAGACAATGCATTCATCAACCCCGTGGGATGGACATGGCACGTATCCTTCGATCTGAAGGATAACAACGGTAACCGTATCCATGTTATGGATGATTTTGACTTCCTCGTACCCTCAAATATTACCACGGATCTAGTATCCGCTGTCCCAGTTGCTACTGAAGATGGCGTTCTGATTACTCGTGGAGAAAAAGGTGATACTGGGGACCAAGGAATTCAAGGGGAAACTGGGCCTCAGGGTCTCCGTGGTGGTAAGTGGTTCTACGATGAGCCTGCCACTCCTGACTACGGTGATGTAGTTGGTATGATTGAGGGTGACCTCTTCCTGTATCAGGAGAGTCGTGATTTCTATCAGTACCGTTCAGGTGCTTGGGTGTACGGCGGAAATATCGGAACCATTAAGGGTGATCCGGGGGATCTTGTCCCTGCTGTAGGTGGCCTCACCGCTACCGGAACTGTCACTATAGGTGACGAGATGTTCCCTTCCACTCGTCGTTATGTCATAAGCTCAAATACTACTTTCGTCCTGCCCACTCCCAGCGCAGATTCGTCCGGTACCTTGACGTTCGTGTTTATTCAGGACGCCACAGGGGGCCGTACCATTACGTGGCCTGCCTCCGTGAAGTGGCCTGATGGTATCGTCCAGCAGCCATCTGCTGCGGCTAGCTCAGCGTCCATGATCCACATGATTTGGACGGGTAACTCTTGGTACGGTCTTTTGGGAGGTAAGAGCTTTGCGTAGATCACAAGTTGACGCATATTCTCAGCCTGCCCGAAACCTTTTCACCAACCCCGGCTGCGAAACAGCAGGCCCTACCCCGATCAATGTCCGTTTCAATCTCGCACAAAACCCCAACTGCGAAATAGCGACCGGCACCATTTTCTTCCGCACCAACCTCTGCACCAACCCAAGAGGTATTAATGCTCTCGCCGCCTACAGCAGCGCAGGCAACCAAACCATAACACCCAACGTTGCCATCGCAGATCACCCGGAAGGAATCACCACCGCCAACAGGGTAGCCTACACCAACGCCGCCAACCCCGGCGTTGCACTCATCAACCCCGTCACCAGCGGAACCACCTATACCGTCAGTGCATGGGTCTATCATGAGAGCGTTGAGCCAACTACCGGTACAGCAAACTTTGCCCAAGCAGGTATCGTAGCCAGCCCCAACTTCTCCATGGAAACAGGAGTATGGACTCGACACTCATGGACCCATACAGCTAGTGGCACCAGTACCATCGGCTTCCGCGTGTCCGGACAAGCAGGAGGTAGCGGTAGCTTCCTCATCACGGGCCTCCTCGTAGAAGCCACAGTAACGCTCGGAACCTTCTTCGATGGGGCAACAGCAGCATCGGGCGACTACACACACGCATGGGCAGGAACAGCCAACGCCTCGACCAGCAACATGCTCGCAGGAGCACTCGCAGGCTGGAACACCAACAACGCTTACTATCCCTTGCACCGCAGCACAGCAACCACGCCCATCAGCGGCAGCGCGTCAGCCATGTCCTATAGGAAAGGGGATACTCTCAACAGCTTCGCCGCATCCATCTGGGTCAATGGACAAACCCCCACCAACCTGACTTCGCTCAAATTCGTTGCCAACGATGGGATAGCTCTCTCACTTGATGTTAAGGTAGAGCAGTCCAACAGAAGGGTCCAGACATACGTAGCGTTTCGAGACGCATCATCAGCCGTCCTCTCTAATTCCAGCGTCATCACTACTAACCTCACGGCAGGTCAGACTACAAGAGTCTCCCAACTAGTCACCGCCCCGGCCAACACAGACAGCATCATCTGGGTCATCCAAGTATCATCCCAAGACGGCACCAACGTCACCGTGGGTGAGCGCTGCTGGTTCGACAACCTCCTCATCGAAAAGGGTAGAGCAATTCACCCCTATTTTGACGGTTCCACACCAGCATCGGGAGACTACACCTATAGCTGGTCCGGTACAGCAAACGCCAGCACGAGTTACATGCAGGCTCCCCCGGTGTCTGGAATAGCCGGAGGAAACGCCGCAACCCACCAATCAACAGACTGGTCTGCTAGCGGCACCAAATCCGTCCGTCTAGTCCCTTACGAAGTGGCAGGGGGTAGCGCCTCTACCTCAGCTATGCTTACAGCCAACCTTATTCCGGGCAGGACTTATACGGCCATTGCTACACGACGACTCACCGCCCCCCTCACCGGTACGCTCAACAGTGCCTACGGCGGAAGACTAGCTCTCATCCAACCGGGACTTTCCACTCTGACATCCAGCCAACTCCCTAACACCGCAGGCGTCGGAACCATCAGATGGACCTTCACCGTTGATCCTGCCGCCTCAGGGCACAGCCTCCGTATCGGGCATGGCGGAATCCATGGAAGCGGCGATGTATGGTGGGATAACATCATGATTCTAGAAGGAACCTACGAAGGCGATTACATCGACGGAACTAAACCGTTCTCGAAATGGGACGGCACAGCACATGCCTCCAGTAGTGTCGGGTACCCTCCCCAATTGTTCGATATTGCAGGCAAGCCCGAAGCCGACATCGTAGGCGTGGGAACCATCGCCAGCTACCCTGTCAGCGCCCTTGGCCCCCGAACCTTCTACTTCGTCTACGAAGTAGTCAACACGGATGGGGCCTTCGTTCCACCGTACCAGTACGGAGGAGCAGACGACAGGTTCGTCTTCCAAAGCAACGCCACAGGCAACACCAGTATGGCTCCGCGTGCAGACTTCCCCGGAGGAGACATTAACTCCACTCAGCTAATCAATAGCGCACGTTCCGCAGCCCGAGTCCATGTTCATGCTATTTCCTTCAATCAAGGCCTAACCCAAGGCGAGTTCCATTACAACGGTACCCTCATAAACACGAAAACCTACAACCCCGGAACCGGCTGGGACGACGGCAGACTCATCGCCCAAAACGTCACTGGCATCAACCCCCGCAGGGGCATGGTGTTTCACGCCCAACACGACGCCGCCACTAAGATCGCCATAAGCCGCTACCTCGGGAACAAGTACGGTGCTGTCGTCGCCTAATCTAATGGTACAATTATTTAACACTATTTCTTGAAAGGCTATCTAAATGGCTACATTTACAGGTGATATTACACCGACTGCATCGGATGCGTATACTATCACCGGAACCAATGCCGAGATCACAGAGCTTATGTCTGCTGTCACACAGGCTACATCCTTGATCGAAACCATTACTGGAGTGTTCTTCCTTGGTGCCGATAGGGAAGTTACAATCACAACGACTGATGCTGTTTGGTTGAAGAAGGCTACAATCTATCAGGCGGTATTTCAGCTTGATCAGGCCGAGATCTATTCACGAGCAGGTGTCAACCGCCTATCTCAGGATGGAGTCTCCGTGGAGTCTCCTAATGCTCTGACATTCGTTCTGGCACCATTGGCAAAGCGTGCTCTTGGGAACTGCTCATGGGCCAAGTCTGGGACGCTGAAGGTGGCTATGTCGGATGAGCCAGAATCCGAAGACTTCCTCGTCTCTGACAATCACCCATGGTATCCGCTTGGTGGTGTCTAAATGTTGGGGCTGATAACTGGTCGTTACAGCATTCTCCGTGGTTCGACTCAGAATGACTATGGGGATGAGATCGATTCGAATACTGTAGTCTCTACTGGGGTGTTGGGTTCGGTTATCGAGCGCACACGGCAGGTCTTTAACCCGGATGACGGACGAGTGGCCACCATCCGATTCCTCACCGGTCGATTTGATCGTAGGGCGGACATTCAGGATGGAGACAGGATCAAGGATGAGAAGACCGGAGAGATATTCGTAGTTGCATCGTTGACCCGTCCTACGGATGCCGTAGTTAAGAGCGACATTGTAGCAGAGTTGACTGTCGCGTAATTCTCATATGATATAATAATAGGGTCGGACATCTGAAGCGAGAAAATCCTTCACCGACCCTATTCTTATTTTTCCTTGCAGAAAGGGGAACAGTATCATGGCGTCACGTCTAGAGTTTACTCCTGATATGCTAGCGAAGCTTCAAGCCGTTAGTGATCAGTACATCGCTGATACTGTCCTCCCCAAAATCGCTGAGAAGGCCAAGCGTATTGTGCCCATTGACAGCGGGAATCTTCACAACAACATCCGCCCTGAGGTTAACTCCGAGGGGATGTTTGTCGTGGCCGACACAGAATACGCGGCATTCGTTGAACAGGGAACATCGAGGATGGCTGCTCAGCCCTATCTCCGTCCCGCTATGACCACAGCACTTGGAGAATAATGCCTACCAATCTTACACCCAACTCGGAACTCGTTGCAGTGAACTACATTAAGTCATTCAATCTTGGTCCGTCCGCCACCTTTGGGGTTGGCACCACTCTTCCTGAAAACACTTCCTCTTGGACAGATGGATTTGTACTAGTTCAGGTAGTCGGAGGTTCCTCCGATGTTGATGTACCGGCAAAGCGCCCACTGGTTCAGTTGGATTGCTATGTTCCGTCCGTCAACTCTTCAAAGCCCCAGTGGGGCAAAGCAGCGACAATTGCTGCCGACATTGTTGATAAGTTGTACCTTCATCAGCATGCCGGTATGGAATTGGATCTGGGTACGTTCAAGAATGCAAATGTTTCTAGTGCGTATGCAGTAAGTGAGCCTCGTAGGGTTACCAATGATCCTGCTGGCTACGCCCGTTATACCGTAGATGTCATCCTTCGTTGGGTGACCGTGGAGCCTCCAACGGCATAGCAAACTACCATGCTAGTTTAGCATGGTATAATCTAGTATACCCTTCGTCATTAAGGAACCCAAACCATGGCAACTACAACCGCCAACCTTGTCCAAGGCCCAGCAACACTTTACTTCGGTGCATTCGGTGCCGTCGAGCCTGTCGATGCTGTCGCCGTCCCCGCCTCCGCTGTCTGGAAGGATGCTGGCGCTACCAAAGATGGTGTCAACCTTACCATCGAGCAGGAATATGTTGAGCTTGAAGTTGATCAGCTTGCAGACATTCCGGGTCAGCGTCTCGTAAAGCGTACCATCACCATTGAGACTAACCTTGCTGAGAATACTCTTGAAAACCTCAAGAACGCTCTCAACGGCGGAACTACTACAGCCACTTCCTACACCCCCGGAACTGGCGCTCTCTCTGGTGCGGAACCAACTTACTCCGCTCTTGTTATCGATGGTGTTGGCCCTTCCGGCAAGAACC